AACCACACTTTGTACACTCACGTTCTCGCCATTTCCAATTAACATGAGGGACAGGTCTACAATCAATGACTTTAGCCTTGCTATTACATATAGGACATTTCGTAAAAATCACCCCTCTTCAAATTCATCAAGTAATGTTCGCTTTCTCAATCTATAACCTATTCTTCTATATTCATCATATACAGGTTTCCATATAATCTCGCACTGTTTTCTCTCATTAGGGAAATACTGCTCTAGTACGTCTAAATCATGCTGTAAATTAAGATTGTACGGACATCCTTTACAGCCTGTTCTAGTGAAATTATAAGGTGGCTTATATATATATCGCACAGCTTAATTTGGTATTGCTGAATGAGCCAATCTTCCCACTCTTTAGTTACAGGCAATAGTGGGTTAAGCTTCTTATTGTTCAAGTTTAAGCATTGAAGGTTTCTTCGTGTATTGCCCTCTTGTGCAATCATACCTGTAATTGTAAAAGGTTTATTGTGTTCCTTCATGTATTTCTTACAAGGGTCTTTCTTTAACTTGTAGCAACACTCCCTAGAAACCTTTAGTTTAAAGTCGGGTGAGAACTGATATTTAAGCTTGTTAGGGCATCCATAACTTTTACGTTTCTCTTCTGGAAACATATATCGTTTATAAGCACCTGAACTTTCGCCCATCCTTTGATACTCCTTAAGGTATTCGGAATGTTCTTTTGACTTAAATGGATACCCATACTTCTCTAAGGTCTGCCTTATTGGTAGGGTAGGTTTAATCATCACAACTCTATCATCTTTTTTGGATAATTCTTTTACAAAATCCCTAATAAGATTGTATTCAATTCCTGTATCTGTATAAACTCTTGGAATCTTGTTATTCGGAAATGCCATATCCACTAAAGCAGATACTACAACTGAATCTTTACCACCGCTAAAAGAAATATAGAAATTATCTATTCCATATTCATTTATAATCTGTTGTATTTTTTGTATTCTGTCCATAAGAATAAAAAGGACAGCCTTTACAACCGGTTCTGTCAAAATTATATGGTGGTTTATATATGTCACATATTCTAATGTTATATGCCTGAATAAACCACTCCTCCCAATCTTTAGTAACAGGAGCTAATGGTTGAAATGCTTTTAATTTCCCATTAGTAAAAGCCAAACATTGAGCATTTTGTCTGCCCCCGCCCTCAGCTTGCATAACCCCAATTATTCGGTAAGGGCGGTTGTGCAACTTCTCATAGTTATGTAAAGGCTCTTTTTTAAGTCTATCACAGCATTTTGCACTTATAGGAATTGTGGGTTTATAATCTTCTGAAAAAAGATATAATAGACTTTTAGGACAACTGTTCTTAGCATGCCATTTTTTGGGATGTCTACCCGTATAGACTTGAATACTTTTTGTATTTCCAAGCCTCCTGTATCTATTTACGTATATAGAGAAAACTTTACTTTTAAAAGGATAGCCATCAGATTCAAGCACCTGTTTAATTGGCTTAGATGGTTTTAATACTTCTATACGACTGTCAGATTTGGCTAAATCTAGTACAAAATCCCTAATCATATTGAGTTCTATGCCTGTGTTGGCATATACCCTAGGTATCTTATTATCTGGAATATCCATATCTATCAATGCTGAAAGTACAGTAGAATCTTTTCCACCTGAAAATGAGATATAAAAGTTTTCTTCCCCATACTCGTTTATTACTGACTTGATTTTAGTAAGTCGGTCTGTTAACAAAAATTCATTATCCATGCATATCTCCTTAGCCTAAATTCAAAAGGCATTATCTAATAATAATGCCTTTTGATAAGTTTTACAAGTCTCAATAATTAAACTTGTTTACTTCTATATAGTGTAACCCTCTATTATTGTCGAACTTTAAAGTATAATCACCCATATTCTTTTCAACAAACTCTGAAAGTGCTTTAGAGACATTGCACTGTATTGCAACTCTCTTTGAAGTAGAACCTCTTTCTAAATCCTTAGATGAAATAGAAAGCTTATACCCCTCGTACTTTGTGGATACTTTGAAATATAATCTATTTCTGGATACCGCCACTATAATGTAATCAGATTTACCACCAGTGATAAAATCGCTTACATTATTTCTGAATGTGATGTTTACTGCTCGTGTACCCCTATTAGAGTTACCTATGACACTTAATGCAACATCACCACCATCGCCAACTAACCTGTTTTTCTTAATAAATCTTAATTCTTCCAATTCCTTTTCCTCCTTTGGATTTGTTTGTATAGTTTTTAAGTTGTTCTTGCAACTTATGTGCTTATTATATAGCTTTACATTATGTTGTTATACAATATAAATGACATTTATGTTAAATTTATGGTGTATTTTAGCCAGCACTTAATTCAATGACTTCGCCATCTTTAAGTTCATATGATGCACTGAACCATTTATCATCCCAACGCTTAGTGCACACAAGTTTATACTCTAATGCTTGATATACTAAATATGGAATGAATATATAAGAATTATTTATTATGTATTCATCGAATTTTAAAATTGGTATATCATCATCTAGCATCCATGAACCACTAAAATCAGCAAGTTCATTTTTATGAAATGGTTCCTGTTTTAAAACCCTTTCATGCTGTTCTTTAATAAGCCTTCTTATAATCTTTTCTAAAGTCATAAATAATCCTTTTACATCAGTGGTTGTACCTTCGTAATCGCCACCTTCACCAATTTCAATTCCCTGTGACCTTATAAACTCATCCCACTCAGGATAAGTTTCATTATTACCAAATATCTGACAATCATCTACATATACTCTATAACTCATAATTTCACCTCTATTATCTTTTGTCTAATCACCCTCTTCAGTTGAATCTTCGGATTTAACAGATACATCAACTCTATACCCTCTATCCTCATCATCAATGTGTGATTTCCTTGCTGTTTCTGCAAAAGACAGAGCTTCTTGTCCACTTTCAAATTTGAAATTTTCATAGCCTAATCTTACAATGTACTGCATATTTTAATCCTCCTTATTTTTATTACACTTTCTTTGGATATTTATTTAATGTCATAGATTTGATGTCAGCTCGCAATCTCTTGCAAAAGATGTGCCACATAGTCTTGCATCTTCAATAAACTCAACCTCAGTACAATCACAAAGATGTAAAGTTGCTCCATGTCGCAGACCAATTGCATTTACATTGGCATCATTAGTTTTCATACACACATTCCCATCAAAAATAAATACATCTCCAGCTACTAAAGTCCCTAGTGTGACACGCTTATTTTTACACTCAATGTCTAGTATCATATTTTAATCCTCCTTAAAATCTTTAACCTTAACTTTAACCATTATCCTATCTCCACGTCTAGTAAGCATATCCACAAGTGGTTTACAAACAAGACCTTCCATATTTGCTTTTCCAATTGTTGATTTAGGTGCTTTCTTTACATAATTAATTGCATCATATAAAGTACCCTCTAAAATGATTGGCACTACATCTATTCCGAAAGTCTTTGCAATATCTTCAATGGAATCCCTCTCTAACCATAAATCAGCTTCGGGCATATACACATCAAATAAAATAAATGATACACCATCTGAAATATAATCTCCACCATTCTGAATCTTATATCCATACCCCTCACCAAAAAGAATTACTGGATTTTCCCCAAACTTCTGCTCAAAGAGTTCTTCTGTCCTCTCATCCCCGAAGATATCATTTAGTACGTTTACAAGATGTGCTGGAATCTGTGTTCTTTCAGTTCTCCCTTGAAAAGATACTTTATGTCCATCCCAAACAACTCCAATATTAGTACCATCAATTTTTTCAGTACATATCCACTTATTATTTGCTAGATATTCAACAGCAAGGTTTCTAAAACTCCCCTCAATTAACTTTTTAGTTCCATCCATATCACGATTGAATGGTGTTTCAATCTTTGTATATTTGTACATCCTTAATCCTCCTTTTCTTCTTCGCTATGTAAAAGAATAAGCTTTTCTACAACCGTTTCTCTTGGTGTATCTAAAGCTTTAGATAAAGCTATCGCCCAAGCTTCTTTAATTGTCTTATCCGCCTTTACTCTAATATAATCATAAAGATAAAGGTCGCTATCTATTTCATAATAAACTACTCTAAATGTGTACACTATTATCCCCTTTCTAACTGCTTTTGTAGTGACTTAATAACTTCATTCTTGTTATCTACTTCAATTCTTCATGACTTGTTTATAGAATTAATCTCTTTTGTGCAATCACTCATGCACTTCTTAAGCATAACTAATCCTATACCTAGACCACAGATAAACCCATAAAATGCATATAACATATTTTATACCTCTCTTTCTTTTTGTTTGCTTTGATGAATTAACTATACCAGAACAAACCAGAATAAACTACCAATAAAATTGGTTTTATATCAAATTTATGTGGGAAAAATTAAATATCAAACAGATGATATTTATTTGGAGTATTTTCTATTCTTTCCTTAGCTTTGATAAAATAACATTCATCAGACTCAATACCAATAAAGTCTCGACCCGTATTAATACAAGCCACACCAGTTGAACCACTTCCCACACAATTATCCAATACAAGGTCACCTTTATTAGTATATGTGCGTATAAGGTATTCTAAAAGTTGTACAGGTTTCTGAGTAGGGTGATATTTATCCTTATCATATTTATATTCAAGAATGTCTATAGGATAACGTTCACCATTACTTTGAGTTATTGTCACTTTTTGGCTACCGTAGTTTGTTGAAGCGTGACCTGATTTTGTCACATATGACGAATATCCAGTTCTCATCTGCGGATTGTATGTTGGTGGATGCTTATAAAAGATTAGAATGTTTTCATGAATTTTTAATGGCATAAGTTTTGCATTAAGATGCCCTGTACCCTGTTGTTTTTTCCAAATCCACTCATATTTTAACATCTCTAAGTTGCTTGCCCCCAGCACTTTATCAAATGGAGTTTGTGCGAATAAAGCAATGCATCCATTATCTTTTATTATACGGTTGTATTGTTCCCATAATAATTTAAGGTCAATACAACTATCCCACTTATTTCGAGTAGTTCCATAAGGTAAATCACATAATATCATATCCACTGATTTATCATTTATGGACTTCATGACCTCTAAGCAATCCCCCTCATAAAGTGTATACAAGTTAAGTTCCTCCTTTAATCAATATAATCAGGTGCTGCAGGCAACCACATCTTAGGGTTAAAGTTTATAGAATAATGATACTTACTTACATCATTCTTACCGAGGTTTAAATCCTCAAGAACATAGGTTACATTATCAGATAACCCTATAATATGCTTCTGATAAGTACCACCATCCTCAACTGTGATTTCAAGTTGATGGTCAGTATTGTCTGCTTTAATTGACATTCTACCTGTCATCTGGAATAACACATCACCTGTAATGCAATCTACAACGGTTACACGTCTTACAACATTAAAATTATCAGCCTGCTGTGATAGATTATAACTTACCCTTTCTGCTTCTGTTGTGCATCCTGATAAGCTAATTAAAGCTATAATTAATAAACCAATAAATACAATTCTTCTTTTCATGTTAATCCTCCTTTAATTAATAAGACACCACCTTATAGGTGATGCCTTTTATTAAATTTACAATCCGATATCTGGAATAATAAATTCAGAAATTGCACAGCCCTTATGTGCTTCAAGTTCTTCTTTCACATAGGCTTTAGCAATGTCACTACCTCACTTTTCAAGACGTTCCATATAGGAAAGCTCATAAGCTTCATCAAATGCCTTACGTCTTTCCTCGAATGACATACCAACACAATTAGGTGTCAGTTCTTTGGAATTAATATATAACATATTATCCCTTACACTGAACAATACATACCACTCTTTACCTCTCATCATCATAAAATCCCCTTTCGATTAAATAAAGTGCATATAGCACTAACATATTTATAGCAAGTACAATCATTGGAATTGTACTTTTACTATCTAAGCAGCATGCCATTAATAAGGCACTTATTGAATTAACCCCAAAGACTACATTATAAATCTTTCTAATCATATCTGTTTTCCTCCTATATAAGTTTAATCACCCTTAATGACTTTTGCCATATCGGATGATTAAACTATATCACTTACTGGAATACTTGTATATGCTAAATTTTTGTCTTTTATATCAAGATTTTGTTATGTTTAATTCTTTCATTGCGTGTTTATTTTCCCTGCAATCTAGCATGAATCTAGCATAATAGATACTTGCCAATCTATGAAAATCATCGTAAAAGTCAAGAGATTTCATTAAAGTGCTTTCATCCATAGTGTTTAAAGTTTCTTTAAATTCCGATATTGACTTAATCATAGAATCACACATATCAATAGACTGTGACTTAAATTCAATCATATAATACCCCCCTAATAAATCTTATTGTAGCTGTCATCATCTATGCAAAAGATAAGTTCAAAGCATAAGAAGTGTATAATGAATGAGTAAGGTCTTTTATTATTTCCCACACATAGTAAACGGAAGGCTAATGGAAATACCCACTCACTTCTATCTATTTTAAAAAATATTCTGCGTAAATCTATCTCATCTTCAATTGTGATAATAAGATTTTCATCACCTCTTATCAGATGATTTTTGCCTGTGTCATATACATGGACATACTTTTTATCCCACCTAGAAAACACTATACCTTTCCAAGCACCATTTTCAACTTGAAATACTGTACCATCTTTTAATGTTCTTAAGTCTGTGTACATTTACTTCTCCTTTCAAAATACTTGCAATTAGCAACTTGTCCTAAAACTATTGAAAAGCCAAGCTTCTTGCAATGCACTGCATCAACCATTTCCGTCTTATAAGGAAATGAGCTTGTCCTTTGTTCTACCTTCATATGCTCTGCATACTTGCAATTCTCACACATCTTCTTCTTCCCTTACATGGGCTTTTAATATTAGAAGTTCTCTTCTGAGTCTTATGATGTCAGCTTCTATCTGAGTATATCCATCAACACAATAGGTTTCGTAAAAACAACCAGTCTTAGCATTTATTGACTTCTCTAACCTTTTCATAAGTTCAAGACAGAACTTTGCATCTTCTCTTATCTGTTCATTATTTACCATTATTAATCCCTCATTTCTTATAAAGTTCATCAAAGATAATCATAACACATATAGCTACAACTATCATTACTAAAACTGTTTTCATGTTATACCCCACACTTTTTTAATTCTTCTACTACTTCTTTAAGAACTTTAATATCACTTTCATCAATTACAACTGAATTACCATCGTAAGATTCCCAGATACTTATAATATCTTCAATACATTCAATTGCGTAATCTCTTTCTTCTCTTGTCACAGATTTTCCTCCTTTATTCCCCTTAAAAGGCTTAAACATTGTCTGTATGCAAACCCACACCCACTATCAAACTCGAAATACTCTTCATCTAATGAGTTAAGCTCATCCTCTATCTTTTGAATAGCACCATCAAATAACTCTATTGCTTCTTGTTTAGTCATTTTTCCTCCTTATCCTCACTTTCTGCCTTGTATTTAAAACCAATTGCCTTGACTGTCTTGCATAATTTCTTTTCTGCAAAACTTACAATGTGCATGAGTGTTACATCCGTCAAACTCTTGTGGTTTATCATCTGGTAGATGCCACCCCATTACATCATGGTAAAACCAATTAAATATTAAATACATGACCTTTTGATATTCGATATATAACTCCGCCCACCCACGCAATACCTATAATTATTTCTAAAATCTTAATTAACATATTTATTCCTCACTTTCTATAAGTTCTCTAGTATAACCGAAATAGCAAATTCAGCATCACTATGGTCTTTAATTTCTACATCTGTAAGTTCTCCTAGTTTTATCAACTCTTCATCAGTCAATTCAATTATCATTCCTCTACCTCACTTTCTGCTTGTGGCTTATGTTTGTTAATAAAACCTCGCACAAACTGTATATCTTCTAACATGTCATACCCACTTTGTGGGTCTATCTCTTCACATCGGTCAAAAATCCTGCTTAATGCTTCTTGTGCATCTTCCCAATATTGTTGTTCTTTATTCATTCTTTGTCCTCACTTTCCTCATCTGTTTCTATGATTGTTGGTGCTTCATTAACCGTATTATTACACCAATTTGTAGCGCATATCTTTGATTCTCGCAACGGGTTGTCTTTTTTATTTAATGCATACAAACGGCTTATTCGTTCATCATATATTTTCTTTAATTCATCAGCATCAATCAATCTTCCGTGACCTTTTGGAAGTGGTGTGCCATTGATTACACAGTTTAAAGTTTTATTGATTAGCCACTCCTGTTTGCTCTTCTCTAAAGAATTAAATTTCTCTTTGTTTGTAAGATGCTCATACTCAACTTCCGCTATCTTAATTACTAATTCCATATCTGCCATATTTACCCCTCACTTTCTACATAAATCATAGTCATATATCCATATCCCTATTACAGGAATGCACCGGTGATTGTTTTCTGAACCTCTTATTCTCATATCTGTATAAAATGGCTTGTCTGTAACATCCATATTGGCATATTTACCCAAATTCTTACTGCTGTTTATGAAAGACTTATGGTATATCTTTCCACTATATACACCTTTGATTTCATATGCTGTTCCATAATCCAATAACTTAATTACTTCGTTTACTGTCATTTCTTATTCCTCGCTTTCTGCCTTGTGTTCTTTAACTACAATACAATTATCTGGACAAGTACAATAACTACAAAATGGATAATCTTCATGTATGTAATATTTGCATTTATGCTTTTGGCATACTGATTTCCACCACTCTTCAACTCGACCTGTTATTCTACTTTTCATTCCTTATCCTCACTTTCTGACTTATCTCTGCTCCAGTGCCGACACCAATGTGTCATAACTGTGACATAAGATAACCAGCACCCATCAATATTGCAATGGCACTCTATGTTTGTTTTTTCACCTGTCCTTATGTTGTGCCTACAATTACAACAAACTTTCCCGTTTTCTTCGCTCATACAGCATCACTCCTTAAATTCCCTTATTATTGATATAAGTAATATTAATGCACAGGCTATTTCAGTTATTGTTCCACCAACTAGGGGAAATAGAACAAATATCCATCTCCATTTAATTACACCACAGAGTTTAAGGGTAATTAGCACTATTTGTAATAGTGACCAAAATGATATATCATTATTCTTTTCCATTATCTCTCACTTTCTTATACATTATCAAATACAATAGCAATGGCATATTCAGCATCTGCCCTGTCTGCAATTTCAATCCCTGTTAATTCAGTTAGTTTTATTAACTCCTCATCAGTCAATTCAATTGTCATTCCTTATCCTCACTTTCCATCTTTGCACCACAATTTGGGCAATATTTGTATGCCATCATTTTTTCATCTGAGCCTACCATAGTATCACACCATGAGCATAAATACCAATGGTATTTTCCATTGTCGTGCCTTATCCAATGTCATGTCTTTGGCTTTTGCTCTAAAGCTTCGATAACTGTATCAAGTGCTGTATTTATCAATGTTGTGCGGTCAAAATTAAGCGGATTAAATACATAACACTCGCTTTTTAATACCTCGATTGCTCTTTCTATTGTCATTTCTTATCCTCCCATCTGTGATACATTTCACAACCTATCCAACCTAATACACACGGTATTATTGATTTGATAATATAATAAATCATTCTTCGCTCTCCTTATCTGCTTCTATTATTGTTGGTACGTCTATATAAACATCAATATCATCACCTTTACAATGTCGAATAATATGCAAGCTATCTTCCAACTCAATTACTTTTATATCATCAGCATCAATCAATCTTCCATGCCCTTTTGGAAGTGGTGTGCCATTTGCTACCGCATTTATAAGATGCATTCCCAAAATCCCCCCATCATTATCATCTACAAGTTTCAAGCATTTGTTATAAGCTCGAACGTCAATATCAATTACTATCTGCATTAATTTTTTCCTCACTTTCTTCCTTAACTAAATCCTTGACTAAACACACCTTTCCTTGATTAAATAGCTTTTTAAAGTTATCTTCCTTTTTTACTGACATCATAGTATGAAGCATTTCCTTTGCTGATGTTCGACTTATATCAAATTGTTCAGAAAGAAAATCTATCCACTCAGAATTTGTCAAACTTTCATGACCTATCTTTGGCTCTAGTGCTACTGTTTGCAATTCATTGATTCTTGCCTTAACTGCATTTGCTCCAAAAGCACGTTCTCTAGTTCTATCGCCTAATACATGATATTGTTCATCCATATAATCTTCGATTACTTGGTTAACATCTGCTCTTGATATGCAATCAACTCCTAAATCATCCTTAGGAGTTGGTTCTTGCTCTAATGCTTTGATTGCCATATCATAGGCAACGGCAAACGGTTCTGTTTCTGAGTTAATACATAATGCTCTATCATCTTTTAATAGTTAATCGCTTCTTCTTTTGTCATTCCGTTTTCAATCCTCCTTTATCCCTTCTCTTTTGCAATTTCTTTTCCAAGTTTTCTGTGAAATCTTACTAGTAATTACAAAAGTGCGACCTTGTGCATTTTTGTAAATCAAGTGGTCTCCCTTTGACCTTGCAAAGAAGAAACCATTGTTCTTCAAAATCCTTTCACATTCTTTTCTACTTAATGCTTTTCCGTACATATATAGCACTTCCTTTCTTGTTTGATTATGCATTAAGTATAACCATAATCTCACTATTTTAAAATAGCAAGATTATGGTTTTTATATTAATTTTATTCACCCATAATTGTCTTAAAACTATATTGAAGTTCTTCAAGCTTCTCTAATGCCATATCTCTTTCATGCCTTAATTGGTCAATAACACCTAATACACTTATGGCTAGATTAAAAGCTTCTTCATCACTTCTGGTAAACCACCCATCTAAATAACCAAGCCCACCATCTTCCTCAGTATCAGTAAGACCTGTAATATGTCCGTCATGTCCCATCTTATACCATTTCTTCATTATCTATATTGCTTCTTTTGTTGTCATTTTGTAGCCTCCTTTAACTCATTCCATCTGCATCTTCTCTGTGATGTCTTATCACACACTCTTGCAATATAGTAGAATGGACATCCCTCACAATTCTTGCTTCTATATTCTTGCATTATCTGCTCAAATGTATCTTCTCTTGGAGTTCCATCACCTATCATTCAATTACCTCCCACTTTCTGTGGATACTATGTCAGATTCATCATTCTCACACTCATATAAAAGCGTTATTACCGCCTTAGCCACTTTAATTGGCACATTATAAAATTCATAATCAGTATCAGATATTGTTATGTTAATGGTTGCCATAGCTTACTTATTTCCCCCTTTTAGTTCTCTTGTCTCTCTCCCCATCTTTTCAAAAATATAAGAATCGTCATCGTCATCAAGTGCTTTCATTATCTCTTCTATTTCCCAACTATCTTCTTTACTAAGATAATCGGTTAAGTATCCTCTAACCTTTACTAGTGCTTCTTCTTTTGTCATTCTTCTACCTCTCTATCTGCTTCTATGATTGTTGGTGCATCATATATCCCACGCACTGCCTGTAAGTAATCACCTGCGTCAAAAAACTGACTAAATGATATGCTACTGGCATCAATCAATCTTCCGTGTTCTTTAGGAAGTGGTATTCCGTCTTTCAGTGCATTTCTTAAAATCTCACTATCTATAATATTAAGATAGCCTTGTCTTTTATATATTCTGTCTGGTATATCAATTACTATCAGCATTCCTCTACCTCACTTTCTGCCTTGTACTTGTCAAGAATTTGGAAAAGAGCTTCAAGCGTAATAGCTTCTCTACCACTCGCTGGCAAGAATACAGTATCGTTATATGCTTCTATCTCGGCTCTTATCTTGTCAAGAACATCGTTTTTACCATCCTCATATCCTTTTGTATATTGATTGCGGTCATATTGCAAAGCCTTTATTAACTCTCCCTTATCAACATTTACTCCTACGTTTCTAACGGTTTTCATTACCAGCTTTTCATCTTCTTGTACCATTTGTGTTTGTAACTCGTCATATATCACTTCAATAGGATTTTTATACCTTTCTTACTATCCCTTATCCACCGTCTCTGTATTTCTCTATCCGAATCATTAATGTCTATGAACTTATCATGCACACCACAAAAACACCGGGATTAGAACATCCTACCCATATATGTTTGTAATGGTCAGAAGAGTAGTCACAAGCTACCGCTCCATCTGCACCGCAGAACGGACATCCTTTATCTAACTTTTCAAGTACGTACATATTATTCATCCCCCTCCCCAACCATCATCGAGCTTTTAATATAATTTAATTGACCCCACCCTAGATATTCATATAGTTTATCCACAAAACTACCAACTGTGTTAGGGTAGCCGTGTTCAACAACCTCAGTTGAAGTATTTAACATTTGCATATAACCATCTGGAGTATCGAACCGACACGCAAGTAACTGTAGCAACACAGCCTGTTCTTCACAATCCATGCCCCATATTATATCTGCAAGCTCATTTATAGTAGGTGTAACACTTACTCTTACACATTTTGTTACTGGTTTAATCATTATTATCCCTCCTACTCAACAAGTTTCTTCTCATAAATTATTCTCCCTTTTAATTAATTCTTCCACAAGTTAAACTTACAACTATATATCCAAGTTCCTGTAAGTTTAATAATGTTTTCTTTAAATCTTCTTCTGATATCTCTGCAAAATGTTTTGATACAGGACTATTATAAAATATTCCAGTTGTGGAATATTTTATATTTACATCATTGTAAATCATTCAACCACCTCCTTACTTATTATTGCCGAACGGATAATCCATCCCTCCCAAGTCTTTTTAGAAAGAACTTCGGCTTTATACTTTTCAACCGCTGCTTTAAGTTCTTCGTCTGAATTAAATGGATTAACATAGTTATGACCACCACATACACCGCCCATTCCAAAGTATTGTGATACTGGATTTGTAATAACTTTTCCACAACATAAGCATCTCTGTGTCTGTTTTTCAAGTAATTCAGCATGAAGCTTCATGTATACCATACCTCTAGTTTCCTTTTCAACTGTTCCTACCATTATCTTCAACGGCATTGGATTATCATTATTCCACTTTGCCATAAAATCAAATGATGGTGTAGCCTTTTTCATCATATAGGGCTTTACTTCTATAAGGTATCTTGTATTGGAAGTTTTTTCTTCATCTTTGCTTTCATTCTGTTCGCTTTTAACGGTCTTTGAATGAAGTACAATGCACATATCCCCTTTAATATTGCTAAAACTATCTTTAGCTTCATCTATTGAATTATAATCTTTTCCATTTATTGAAACGCTACCGTTCCAAGATTTTAATAAATCGTACATAAGCTTTATCCCCTTTTGTAGTTTTTATAGTTTTGTTTGATGTATTCAATATATATCATATTTATTATTTTGTCAATACTATTTTTGAAAAATATCGAGGTAGCCAACATTACCTCGATATCTTCGCAAACCTCAAAAAAGGAAAATATGATTGAAAAACTCTATGAACTTGAAAGATGTTAGAACAAGTTCATACATATATCATAGCATTATTCGGATACTTTGTCAACTTCTTTATTAACAAGTTCTTCTATTCTTGCTAATATATCTATATTAGTTTCATCTGATAAGAACTTTTTAAGATTTCCCTGACCTTGTATCTTATCGGAAAGTGCTTCTCCTGTTTCTGTATCCACAACGGTAAACCATGCACCCGACTTATCTATAATACCATATTTAATACCCACTTCTATTAAATCACCAAGATAATCTATACCATCAAGATAGGTTAATGTATAGAATCCAGTTCTTCTATCTGGTCTACAAGTCTTATTCTTAATCATAGTTACAAGTACATAATTTCCAGCTGGGTTTTCCGCACCTCTTGTTAAATCCTTACCATCAAAATCAAAGAACTTACCACGCTTAAATTCAAGTCTTACTGATGTATTATGTTTCCAAGCACGACCGCCTGTTGTTGTTAACCCACCAAACATTGAATTAAGGTCATCACGCATCTGATTGATTCCTATAAGTGTACACTGTGTTTTCTGACATAACCCTTCGGCTTTCTTTGAGAAGTTTGTTAATGCCATAGCAATTCCACCATAAGTCTTTTCTTCAACGGACTTTTCCATAGCCTGATTACTTACCATTACACCAAGTGAATCTATCACTACTAACCCTATTTCATCTGTTTCAATAGCATCAAGTATGAATTGGAATATGGTTTCTGCGCCCTGATTAGTAGGGGAAAGAATAATCATGTTATCCACATCTACCCCAAGTGTTTTAGCCCACTTAATATCAAGAGTATTTTCACAATCGCAATATAATACTTTTCTTGCGTTTTCCATCTGCTGATAATTGGCTACAATATCTAATGCTGTGGTTGTATTATGTGTTTTAATAAATTCATTTTGTCCAATTAAAAATGTATGTGTACTTGATTTAACTTTTATACATTGACAATCTAAACTATCAACTTTCTCAATATTAATAATTTTTCTATAATAAGAGCCTTTCCTTTCCATTTTGTATCTTAATAGATGTTTCTTTGAAGAACAAGGCACAATTCCATTTCTAAACACAATGCTATGTGTATAACTATCAATACATTTAACATATTCTCCATCTTTTTTATATTGAGATTTAGATGATGTTACCATATCAAGTCCACCTAAAGACCTAACTAACATTGCAAAATCTTCTGAAAGCCGCTTGCTACTTGTTGAATATTTTACACCACCACTCTTTGTAGTATATCCATCACCATCATACAAACCCTGTAATAATTGTATTCTGTTTTCAACAGTAGTATATATATATTCAGTAGGAATATGTTTATCAATAGATTTACAACATAATCCCATATTTGAGAGTATTTGCTTTAAAGTAAGTTTATCTGAATATTGATTAGGAATTTTTCCTGAGTGTCTTATACTATAATCTCCAGACGCTCCATGAGGTACAAGTTTCATATTCCATACTTTTAATAACTCACTGACTTTTTGCTTTATATCATCCTCGTGTATAGAAATATCAATTCCTTTACCCTCCAATGTTCCGTCTGCAATTAAAATACCTAACAAATATGGATTAATTGGTAAATTATTGTATAAATTTATATCCTCCACTATTGGAGTATCTATTGAATATTTAAAGTAATTTCTTCCATTCTTTGAAGTCTTATAATCATTAAATAACTCATTTGTGGATAAAACCTTTGTCTTTATATCTTTTCCGTGATATTCAACTTCCCATAAATGGTCTGATGAACATAAAACACTTGTATTATCAACAAAAGTAACTTTCATCATATCCTTGTTACCTTGTGGATATACACCTATTACTTCGGTTTTATGTCCAGCACCATCAAGTACAACATCACCTATCTGTATATCTCGCATTTCTTTACAACCAGATGGTGTGAGTATTTTACAATCAAGTGGTAATGCCTTTCCCCCATGCTCCTCACCATAGAACTCAACAAGCTTTCCTACGGGAATACCACCATAAGTCATATAATTAAGTCTAGGACTTGTAAATGGGATTCTATCATAATCATATTCTGCTAATCCTATATGTACAAGTTCACCCTCTTCTTTGAACTTCTTATTGAAGTCTTTCATTATTGATTCTAAACTCATATTAAATATCTCCTTCTTTTCTATTATTTGCTAATACCGTATCAAAACCTTTTGGGTATCTAGCCTTAAGCTTGTCTATATTCATACCAAGTATTTCATCAAGATTCCAGCCAAAAGAGTCACATATCAGAGCTACATACCACATTACATCTCCAAGTTCTTTCTTTGCATGAACTTCATCGAAATCTTTCTCGTGGAATATCCACTTCTTCTTGTATTTACATTTAAAACTTATATTTTCATGTAAGCATAAGTGCTTACATTTTTTACCTAAACACTTATGCTTTTGTATTAAGGCTTTATTAAGATATCCTTCATGTGATTTACAATCACAATATCCTACTGGATTATGTATCATAGTTCCATCTATTGCAACTACTTTATTCACCCGTTATTTCCTTCACGTAAGGTAAATCTTTAAGTATCTTAACAAGCGTGTTCCACTCATCTAACTTATGATTAGTTCTCTGCTTAATAATATTAAACACATTCTCATAAGACATAGTGATTGTTCTTTTCTGATTATATGATGTTGGAAGAAGTTGTATCATATGCCACCATTTATCTTTATTTTTAGTTTTAATATAAGCTTCTCTATAAATATTTAACTCACCAATAAGTATTTCTAACACAGCCATAGAATGTGCGCTTAAATGTTCATGGCTGAAATCATCAAATTCAAATTTTTTCCTATGAATAGTGTGCATTGTACTACATGAGTTTGATGTTGTACCAATTTTATATGTATCAAATTCCTTCCAAAAGTAAAGTGGTGCGGTTATATCCATAGACACAAAAATCTGTCTAGCAAACTTTCTATGTTCCGAGCCAGCCTTATACAGCCTACGCATGAGGTCTAAATCATTGTTACCAACAGCACAATCTACTTCACATTTATTAAAGTTAAATACTGAATATTTACTATCGCGCTTATCCCACGAATTTAATGGATTGCGCATACCTCGAATAGCACCCATAAAATTGAATACTTCTATATTATCAACACTAATCATCTAAGTCGCTTCCCTCTAACTCGATATATTTATCTATATACCACTTAGCCTTCTTTATATCCTCCATACCATTTTTATTCTTGTGGCGATAGATATATTTAAAAGCATTGCATATACAAAAATTCTTAACTGCGTCTAAACCAAGTGCTTCTTGCATCACATCAATACATTCATACTTTCCTGTTCTGTAATGATGTGGATTAATAGCATCGTATTTTTCCATTTTAATTTCCTCCCATTCTAGTTAACTCTGCTTCTTGCATACGTCTTGAAAGAACCTTTTTACATGAACTTAGTAATTCCTGTGCATTATCTACTTTGGCTTTAACTATCTTATATGCCCTTGTATAACAAATACTTACTAATTGTTCTTTCTGTGATTCAAGTTCAGCGACACTATCTTTGTCGGCAACCGTACCACCACTCTGTTCATTTCTTACTGTATGATACATTTCTTTATATAAAGCTTTACCTATATCATCTTTAATGCCAAGCTGTTCACATAAGCCACTTGCAAAGTAAATATATGTTGATAAGTTCATACAGAAATCTTCAAGTTCTACATTTGTTGGCGGATTAGTTCCATCTTTAAGGCAATCAGCTATAAACTTCACATAGTTATCTAAATCCTTGCAATATGGAACTATTATCTCATCCACCACATTTTCTAAAGATTTAGCATGATTTTCTATTCTAAATTTGATGCCTTGTATTTCCTTCATGTCATCTTTATCAAGTTCAAATTTCATATCAATTCTCCTTTCTTAAGTCTTTAAATTCTTCTAGGTTTTTTAGTTCGTTAAGGTCAAAATCAAGTACAAGTGATAATCTTACCATGTTCTGAACTGCTGGTATTCTTTGTCCTGAAGCATATCTGCACATTAAATCCCTTGTAATACCAGCTGAATCAGCAATTTCTGATTGTAATGCACCTGACTTATTAAACTTATCTTTAAGCCACTCTGAAATTGTCATTTATATTTTCCTCCTTTCTTATTCTTCATATCCCCAATAATCTCTTAAGAAACTTGACATATCATAATTAAAGAATACTTTCTTTTTGCTACCCTCGATTTCAAAATAATGCTCATTATCATTAATTACATCGGTGTATTTAATACTTTTCTTACCTTGCTTTCTTAACTCTTCAAGCCACTGTATTGGAACAAATGCTGTAACATCATAATCAATGAACCAAACCATTACACCTGCTATAACCCCATTTATCTTTGACTTCTCTAAAAGACCAAGCCACTGTTTCTTTGTAATGCAATCAAAAGGTAAATATTTACCATAATGACTTTTACATTCTATATAATATTCATTAGGATTCTTATATACTATAAAATCACATATATTAGAACTTCCTAAGTATCCATTTGTTTGGTCGTGTAATCTATCAATAGATACCCCTCTTACTTTAGCAAATCCATCACGAACCCTAATTTCAAAATCCTTACCTCTATTTACATTTGCCATTATCAATCTCCTTTTTAGCTAAATCACTTTGAAGCTTTTTAATCCTCATAGGAACTATGACTATCATATTACAATCATCACATACTCTTTCCCAATAAGGTAATACTGGTTCGGGATTATTACCATAATGATAGTAAGGTTTTCCACATAATGAGCAATTACCGTTTTCCTTTATAATCATTATTCCCTCCCACAAAGTGTTTTATAGTTACAATATGTACAAGCTTTCTTGTTAGGCTTTTCAGGTTTAGGTGGTGTTTTCATTTTGTTAACATAAGAATCAACATAATCTATCCTACCCACAAGTTCTTGTTTCATATCATCTGTGACCTTATAGATATATGTTTTCATATCTGTATTATCACGATTGATATATACGAACAATACCTCATCTATGCCAAATGCAATACTATATGATATTGCTTGATTATAGTGGTCTGGATTAACACCCTGTCTTGAAGCCCACTTGTAAATGCTCTCCGTCTTAAATTCTATGATGTAGTATTTTCCTTTATATTTGATAATACCATCACATAAGAACGACATATTCAATCCTTTATGATAAAGCTTTGTTTCTGTATTATCGGCGTTTTTACCTATGATATCGAGATAATCAAGATTACGTGATTTTACAAACTCTGCTACATCTATGTATTCGCAATCCATTCCATTAGCCTTCATATTCATAACAGCATTTTGTATCCTTACGTGTCTATCAGTACCACTTTCGCAAATACCTACAAGACAATAGTTAGAATTTCCCTTGTCTTGCTCTGCCCCTATAACTTGATAGTACATCTGTCTTTCACAATTCATACTACTGGGCTTATAAGTTTTACTTGGTGGTCTTGATTCCTTTTCATCTGTAATTTCAATAGAACGCTTTAAATCAGATAAAAACATCTGTTCTACTGGAATGTTTTGGTTTGCTACATCAATAAGATGCATTACATTCTTTAAGCTATTTCGTGCCATATTTATCTCCTTTCCTTTTATGATTATGTGCATTTATATTATATCAAGTAGTTATTATTATGTCAAATAAAATAAGGGATTAGTTGTGGGCTAATCCCTTATATATTTTAATTCTTGGAAACAAGTGCAATTATCTGTGTAAACTCTTTATACCTAAGCGACACAAACAGTTCATGACCAAATCCAAAATCTACGGTATCATTTGGATAAGCTTTAAGCTGTGACATTAACATATTTATATTTATATAGCATTCATATGAAGAATAATTAGATAATTCTGTGTATTCAATAAACTCAATACCTGTAGAACTTTTGCTTGATATCTCAATACCGTCAGCATTAAATTTTAAACTAATGATGTGATTATCATAATTTCCCACAAATAAATTTATTCGTTTAAGTGCATTCATAAATTGAGACTTACTTATCTTGCATCTACTTATGAACTGAGCATCAGCATCTAAAATCTTTTTTAAAGTGTTTGCTGGGAACGTGTTAACATCTGTGTCATACACTCCACACATTGTAACTCCATCTGCACTAAAAATTACATATTTATCTGTTTTAGCATACCCAATAGTATCAGATGTTATCACATCAAGAATATTTAACATATACTGAGATAGAAGAACAGGCTCATGTGTAAAGTTCTTTGAATAACAACTTAATTGTACCTTGTCAGATGCTAATATACAATCCCCAAAATAATACTTAGATAAGAATGGGATATCATTATCTCTAGTATATAATGATGGTTTTAATGCCTTTATAACACTTCTTAATTCATTAGCATTAATGTGCATTAAGTCATCAGTTAGTCCTACATCTTTCATTGGGTCTTTAAACTTAATAACAGAACCATCTTCATCTAATGAAAGTGGAATCTTATATTTTCCATTACCCTCAATTATAAGGATATTATCAATAATATCTAGTGTGATATATTCACTTGTTACATTAGATATAAGTTTTGTAAATATATCAGTATTTACAACTGCGTAAAACTCATCCCCACAATCTAAAAAGTTCTGCTTGGCATACATATAATTGGTGGAGTCTGTTGTTATTATTGCAAATTCTCCAGAATCATATTTAATACACATAAAGTTTGTAATAGGAATTAATTTATCTACTGCTATTCCCTTACTTGCTTTATTTACTAAATCCTTTAATATGTCAGTTTTAATTTTAATCATATTTCAATCTCCTCTCCGTACCAACATTTTGTGGTGGATACATCACATTTAATTGGCATATCTAATATTGTTTCTGCCGCTTTTGACATTGTACTTGCTAATAATTCAGAACATTCCTTTGCGTTTTCTAAAGGGCATTCAGCTAATATTTCATCATGTATTGGAATTAACATTCTAAATCCTAACCTCTTTAGTCTTTCATTTCTGTTTAATTCTATCATGGCAAGCTTAGTCAAATCAGCCGCACTCGGTTATTCTTATATTTCTATAAGCCCTGACTATCTTTTCAATACAAATTTATGTATTGCCTACCTCTTCCAATCGTAACTCATCATCGATTGTACTTCCCTACAAAGGGAATAGTCGATACACTTTTTATAATAATTTCCACGAATGACCTAAAAATTTTGCTCGTTTACCATTTTTATTAAACTTATCTGAATATCGTTTAAAAGTAGCTGTATAACTTTTGTCAATCTTTCTATGCTCGGTTTCTTCAATATATCTACATGCATCTGCACAACTTTCAAATTTCATTATAATATTGCCATCTTCATCTATCATAGCAATAGGTTGTTTTCTACTATCATTATACTGTTTAAAATGTGAATTATAAATTCCCCTTTGTCTTTCGGATGTTTCCTTATCATGCAATTTTCGTAATTCAGAACTATTATATTTAATTATATTTTCTGAATCCTGTTTACGCTTTTCAGGAGTAGACATTTTTTGTTTATGCTTACGCTTAACAACTTCATCATCCATTGGATTATCATCACCACCCCAGGTTATATTATATCCACCCTCTGTATAATGTGTGTGAAATTTTTTAATGTAAAATTGTTCTAATTCTCTCCAATAACAATCATCACAAGTACATATCTGCTCAATCTTAAAGTTCTCTCTACCATACTTCTGTATAGCATTATGTATATAAGTATTATAATTATTATTGCAGTGTTGTGTAAATCTATGTCCTAATGTATATCGTGTTTTTCCGACATATTGCTTTCCATTTAATAAATTGGTTATTAGATATATCAGACTTGACTAAAAGTAAATACTGATTTAACTAAAATTATTATAACTTAGCACGGGATTACCATATCTCTCGACTTAGGCTTCCCCGTTAGCACTTGATTTAATCAAGCACACCCGTGAGTAATACGGTTCAATAGGTAAGGGCAGTTTGTACTCCGTCTACCCTGAACTCTAGCATTAACACACTGTCTAGTTGCTTCTGCTATCTTTGTGTGGTTATCTTCTATCCAAATACCCTCCGCATTGGCTTCTTGGAATATCTTTTGTTTCGTATTAAAGCTTCTTGCATTATTAAGTTTATTTAGATAATACTTAATTTTAGACTCTGGAACGTAACTTGTATCATTATCAAAATCAAGTAAGTCTGATACATGATTCTTATCATATCTAAACTCATAATAAGGTAATTGCATATCAGGTAATCTTCTTTTTCTACCACATACCGTTGTTACAAAACCTTTTTCATATGCCATTCTTAAGCTATCTTCTTCAAACTTTTTAATAGCTGGAAAAGCTCTAAACACACTATCCTTAATTGCTTTAGCTTTTTCTTCGGAACAACCTAATTGTTCTGCAATACTTGCATCACCACGACCATATAAAACACCCAGTAATATGGATTTGGCTTGTGTTCTTCTTTCTTTGCCATCTTTATTAGTTGTACCATCTGCATTAAACTCTAAACATTCTTCATAAGGCACATTAAATGCCTTACTTGCAATTTCTGAATACAAGTCTTTACCACTCATAAATACATCATAAAGTTTAGAATCACCATTCTTTTTACATAATGCAGATAAACTCTTCGGTTCTTGTTGACTATAATCTGAGGACATAAGTACATATCCATCACTTGCCTTAAACATTTTTCGTATATCTTTATTATGGCTGGGAATATTCTGCAAATTAGGATTATTTGAACTAAATCTTCCAGTATCAGCACCATATTGATTAAACTTACAGTGTATTCTACCATCATTAGGATTAACACATTCTGGTAATTTATCAATAAATGTACTTACTATTGTTGATAACTCTCTATAACCTAATATTGCTTTAGCTACGTCATTATCAAGTGCTTTCAATGATTCTGAATCCGTTTTAGGCTTATTCTTTTTAGCTTTCTTATCATAAGGCATATCACATCCCATAATATCATATAGAAGTGTTCCTAACTGATTTACAGAATTAATATTGATTGGTGATTCTAATTTAGCATCTGAGTGTGTTTGCTTATATGCATCTATTTCTTTTCCCCACTCTTTTTCAACAATGGAATGAAACTTATCCTCACGCTTACTTAATTCCTTATGATATTTATCTTTAAGTTTTTCATTATACTCAAAATCAAAATCAATTCCATTATCTTCCATGTTGCAAACAACATCTACAATAGGCATTTCTATGTTATGAAATACCCATGCTACATCATGTAGTCCATGCTCTTCACATTTTGGATTGCCTTGTGTTAAGAATGGTCTTTGATACTCACAATATTGTGATGTTATATCAGGGTCATGTGCTGCATACAAATAAGCTATGTTTAACGGAATTAATGTAAATGGAATACCTTTGAATAAATCATCAAACCTAAATGCATCACCTTTACCATCTAAACAATACTTGTTATGCAAGTCTTTAAGGTTCTTTTTAAGTTCGTTCTCATTAAGCAACCTACTACCTAGTGAAGCATCCCATGTGCAATAAGCATTAGCTATTCCTGATGCCCTTAATACCCTTATATCAAATGTGGCATTGAACATATCCACATCTACTTTAGCATCAAACAAACGCTTAAATTCATCTTGGACAAATTCAATTGGAATCTGATTTGGTAATATTTCATCCGTTATATATGACCTGTGATTAATTGGTATATAAGATGATTTTTCCCCGAATGTGTAAGGACATATGCCAGCTATTCTATTCTGTAATGGGTCAAGTCCTTCGGTTTCGGTATCTATACATATATAACCATTTTTAATACAGGCGGTTATATAATCATGCAGAACTTCTTTATCTTGAATATTCTGATATTTATCTTTATATTGACCTAATGCCTTTTCAGTCATTTCCTTTATTTCGGAAATTCTTCCAATTAAACCCCCACCACCTTTTATGGTAATGGAGGTCTGTTTGTATGTAGTGGCATTAGATAACTTTGCTATTTCCATAGCACCTTTTCTTCCAACTCGTGTTGGTAATTCAAATAATGCCATAATCTACTCCTTTAGAATGAATCTTCATTTCTTCTTGGAGTTCTTCTTGAAGATACATCATTCCTAGTAGGTGTATCATTTCTCCAAGGTAAATCATTTTCATTTGCAGAAGGGCGAGTATTACTTGCACCTCTTCTAATAACAGGTGCATCATTTGAAGTCGAACCAAATGAACCTCTTGAAATATATTCATCCATTTCTTCAGGTGTCTTGTCAAGAATAAGGTTTCCGAGAAGTTCTACATCATCGGGTGCGAAATCTTCAATTCTTGAATTGTCAGGCTGACCTACTGGATAAATTTCATAAGTCGTCTGCTGGTCACCTTTTGCACCATTACGTTCGATTTCAAATACTTGCTGAACAATGTCATTGTTTGAAACATATCTTGAACAGATACTTGACATCTTGGCAAAGAACTTTTTACCTCTTTCCCAAATCTGCACCTTCTGTTCATCTTCATTCCAAAGTGGAATAAATAATTTAGCAAGCTGTGGTTTACGTGCTTTGCAAAATGGACAGTCATCTATGGGCTGATTGTAGTCCCTTAAGCAATTTACATAACGCTTTTTGCCATTTTCTTCCACTTTATGAACAGCATATCCTTCAATATCCTCAATAGAGTTATAAAGGAATCTAACTCGTGCTACATCATGGTCATTCTTAAGACTAAAATAACCAGCACCTCCTTGTCCACCGTATTTGTCTGCATCTGCGTAGTTAAATTTTGCCATAGTTTTTCTCCTTTCTTGGCTTTTGTATGTTTTTATAGTATGCACATTTTAGCGAATATGCGCAAGTGCCTAGTAAGTAGATGATTACTTAAGATGGATAACTATATATCCTACTAGGCTTGTGTATGATTAATATATATTTAGAGGGTAGGAATAGATGGCTAACCGTTCCTACAAGAAATACTATATAACATATTTATTTATATGTCAAGCATATTTTTAAAACTTTCTGGAGTACACTACATTGTATCCATTTAAGCTAGCATAATTACAAAGTAATTCAGAAACCCTATCGTTTTCCCAACCCTTAAGCATATATATTGTATCACAATTCTGTAATAAACTTAATTCAAAGTTTAATCTTGTTTTTGTATTCATCTTTTCATAATCCACACCGATTGCGTTAAATACCGCTACTGGATTTAAGTAATCTTGATTTGCAAAAGTAGAGTATGTTGGTGAATTTCTCATGTAATCCTCGGCTTTATTAAATGCTCTTAAGGATAATTTACCCTTAACCTTACCACAAATATAAATCATAATAACACCTCTTTCATGTTTTCTATTTCTTCATATGTACATTCGTTTATATCTTTTCTTCCTTTAGGTAATATTACTTCGCTTAATAGTTTATGCAAGTTTTTCTTTATTCTTTGCCTAGCTTTCATACCAGCTTCATCATTATCGGTTGCAATTATAAATTCTCTACATGGCATTTCATTTAATTGTTTGAATTGTGATGAAGTACCAAGCCCGTTTAAAGCAATCGCATATCTTCCCTTATGTGCCCATAATGTCAAGGCATCTATCATACTTTCGCAAATATAGACCGCACAAGGGAAATGATTAAGAGAATACAACTCGTACAAACCATAAACAGGCTTTTCAACACCACTAGGATAATTAAAAAACTTACCTTTAGTAGACCTAGTAGCCACGAAAAGAGTTTTCCCACTAACATCCCTAACAGGAAAAGTAATACAATCATTAGTTCTATCATAACCAACATCAAACCTTTCTATTACTTCATCTGTTAACTTTCTTTCATACATATAAGGATGTATATATCTATATGAATCAAGCAATTCCTCTGATACATAAGTTTGTTCTGTCTCAACCATGCTTCTTGATAAGTCTATATCTATATCTTTCCTATTTTCTATGTTAACTGAAAGAAAATTCTTTATCAACCATTCCCAACCGTATTTACCTAGCATATCATTATGATATCCTAAACAATGGGATATCACTTCAGGTAAACTATGTGTTTCACCACAAGCAAAGCAGTGAAATAATCCATCTGACTTTCTTATACCTGCACTAGGTTTTCTTTCTTGTCCGTTTTTGTGGTACGGACAGCTTATTTGTATATCCGTACCACAATCCTTAATGCTACTTAAAAGTGGTATATGATTTATATCAAGTTGTCTCTTAAGTTCATATATAATATCGCTTAAACTACAATTAAATAAGGTATCATTAATAATCATTAGAAACAATCCTCCTTATTTGTATGTTTTTTGATAACAACTTGTTCACGATTTATAGGGTTGCTTTCTACATTCTCTTGATAGATAAATTCTCCTATATCGGGATTCCACATATACTGAAGCTTATCTCCAACCCTACCATTTCTCTGCTTTTTAATTTGAAGTGTTAATAATCCATCTTTAGTTTGTCTTAAAGCTACAACTTTACTGGCATTATAGGCAATTCCATCACTATCTCTTATGCTTTCAAGTTCTGGAACATCCGTTGATTCTGTATTATTAGCACCACTTCTATTAGCTTGAACTACAACTAATATTGGAATATTCATTTCCATTGATAGTGTCATTAAATCCTCACTTATATTCTTAAGTGCAGTTGTAAGATTATCACCACGTTTGGCTCTTTCATCAGAAAGATAAGAAATACCATCAATAGCTATCATATCAAGCTTATACTTCTTTATCCACATTCTTAATTTCTTAATTGTGATAGAGTTACCAAAGTCATTTGGGGTAGATACTATGAATTTATTTTCCCTAGACTTAAGATTATCTATATATGCTTTATATTCTCTATCGAGTTTTCCCGTCTTTCCCCACATTAGGTCGGTGTTTGAAAAGTGTTCGTGTAAGGTATCAAATCGAAAACCTATACTACTTGCCCCCATTTCAGGTGATACATAACCTACATTAAAACCTATCTCCCAAATATGTGTAGCTATCTTTTCGAGCATCCATGACTTACCTTGATTAGTTCTAGCTACAATTACAAAGAACTCTTCTTTTCTCTGAATACCATGTATTACATCATCAAGTTCAGGTAATCCACTTGTGAAGAACCACTCGTCTTGATGGTTCTTTCTATCCATATATTCATTATATCTATCATTAGCCTGTGCAATAATATCTACACCACCTATATCATAGTTAGGTGTTAAAGTCTTTACCGCACTTAGCATATACTCACTAGCTGCATTTGCATCCGTTTTAAGCAATTCCGCAACCTTTTGAACTATTGGTACGGACTTATTATAAAGGTGTTGTTCACGTATCTTATCAACTAAATACTTATCACTTTCTTCAACTTGGACTAATTCAAAGTCAGGAAAGTTTGATAAGAATGTAGCTTTATCAGGAACACAACCATACTTTTCATTATGTTCTATAATAAAATTGTATTCATTCTCATAGCCTAGAAAGTATTCTTCATTAAGCATATTGTTTTCTATAATATCTAATGACTTTGTTTGAAGTATATTAGATATTATCTGAACTTGAATTATTTCAATCATCTGTTATCTCTTCCTTTCAATTCTATAATGGTAGTATCTTTGCTTAAGATTCTACTTGTTAATCTATCGCCCACATAGTCTTGTAATTCCTTATCATTGATTCTGTTACTTGTGTATATGTTTGACTTACCATTAAATATCCTTGTATCAATGAAAGAATACAATTGTAAATAGTCATATTGTGACAATCCTGTTATAGCTATATCATCCCACACAACTAAATCAGCATCTTTGATAGCTTGTAAATATTCCTTTGGTAAAGGATTATTAAAATCCTTTAAAGCTATTAAAAGATTTGCTACCGATATAAACAAAGCAGGTCTATCTTCACAAGACTTAACATCATAAATTTGTAATAAGTAGGATTGTAATAACTTTATCGCCCAACTTGTTTTACCATTCCCAGCTGTGTGACCACACAGATAAAGACTTCTACCTTCATTTACAAAATCATAGATATTACGCTTTATGTTGGCAAGTTCATTATAAGCGTTTCTATCACAAGCATCTGGTGTAAGTCTTATTGTAATTTGTTTATTCTCAGGTAGTCCAGCATAATCAAAATGCATCTTCATACGATTGTAAATATAACAATCCTTACAATCATCTCGTGTGCATATTGATGTACCTTTAAACCAACACTTTTCATTAGTAAACATCTCCTGCATCTCTTCTCCTTTCCCATTCTTCTAAGTCACTACCGACTAATTTCTGACTTCTTGTGGAAGTCATATCAGCAACATCTTTTGGTTTATATGAATTATTAAAATTATTAGTTGGAATTGGATAGAAGTTTTTCCAGCCTCTCTTTGTTGCATAGCTAACAATATCAATATAATCACTACCTGTTGAATTTGCAACATCTAATAAAGTATTTAACATACCTTTCCACATATTAGCATATAATACTTTACCTTCATCCTTTTTAATCTCTAATATAAGATTAAGATAATCTACTAAAGCTTTAAATAAGCTATCTTTTTTATCTTCACTAATACTATTAGCTAACATAAAATCATTAATACTATCAATACACTTATCATATAGAGATTTCTTTTTAGGTTTATTTTCAAGTTCTTTATTATTATTTATAATAATATTATTATAATTATCTATATTACTATTTAACTTATTATTAGACGGATAATTTTTTACACTTGGTCGTTCTTTCAGGGGTAATTTTTTACACTTGGTCATATCTTCCACGGATAAAATATTATCCTTGGTCATATCATCATTTTGTAAATCTTCAAACGCCTCTGTTATAGTATAGTAAGATTTTGAACCTCTTAAGTTTTCATTTGCAAAGGTCATAGATTTTATAAGACCTAATTCTACCAGCTTTGCAATTCTTTTCTTTAGCATACTTTCACCTATATCTAAAATAGGTAAATCTTCAAGTATCTTTTTATGTGATAGCCATACATAAGGTTGATTATTATCATCACACTTTTTACACATGCTTGGCTGTGATAATGCTCTTTGTATATAATCCATTAACAGAATATCATTCATATCTAATTTTAAGTCATTTGTTTGGATAGCAATTAATTTATTTTGATTAAACCCTAATATTGAATTTCTCATAATATAAATACCTCTCTAATGTAAAATAAAAACCACAAGTAAGTGACTGTACGGAATCGACCTACTTGTGGTTTGGTTCAGCAGATAATTATGTGAGAATCATCTGCTATCGGCTATTAACTTTGGGTTATTAACCCGTACGTTAATAACCGATATAAAATTGAAAGAACACGTAAAATTTAATAAATACGCTTAAATACAATATAGATTGTACTATATCTTAGAATAGTTGTCAATACTATTTGCGATAATTATTAGCAATTTTTTCAATATCCGCAATCTGATTATCTACTTCATTGTTTACTACATCCCAAAGTATTGCTCGTTCTTCTTCAATATTAGCATCCTCTGGAATAAGTCTTTCCTCTGAATATTCCAATGTGTAGAAGCTATCCATCACCTTAATGCTTGCTCTACTTGTTGCTTTAATTGATTTGATAGTTGCTTTAGATTCCATAGTTTATTCTCCTTTCTTTCTTGAAACCCTTAATGTAATTACTTCCTTAATGTTCTTACAATCGTTCATTTTAATAAGAACATCATTAGGAACTTTACCATTATAAATGGCACTTTCAAGTGCATCCATGTCAACATATTCCTTTGTCTTAATTACACTCTTTAGATTTGAAGCCTTTAAAACATCAATAAGCTTATCTTCATCAAAGGTTTCATGTTTAGCC